TTTCAATGAATTTGTTTTGTTTGTATTCGCCTATTGCTTTCCATTTGTCAAGTGTTTTGCCTGTGAATGTTTGGCTTAAAATTTCCCTTCTTGCTTTGTAAAAAATTTGTGTTGCCCAACTTTTGCATTTTGAGCAAGTGCCGTATCCTGTATCGTGTTCTGGGGTTTGTATTCCTTTGAAAAGCCTGCCGCAACACCCACAATTTAAAATAATTTTTTCTTCCATAATACTATTTCACCTCGCACATAATACGCCCTAACGACTATATATATGTTCCCTTTAGTAAACATAACATTAACTTTGGGTAGTTAAGAAGTAAAAATAAAGTGATGGATTGACAATAACGGTATTTAGTGAATAAAAAGTATTGAAAAGAACACGGATTAATGTTAAGCGATTAGTATATAGAAGAAAGGAATAGGATAAATAGCAAGACAATAACCAAAGAGAATTAAAGAACGGGCTAATTAGGCAAACGGCTTAGGAAATATGCCAAATAGCCAGCCCCGAGGAGCATTCAGCCGCTAAAACATTAACCAAATCCCTAAAAAGGAAAGAATCTTTGTCCTTTTTACATTTTGAAACACCTTCTTATGCGTTATAAGTGGTTTAATCCAACGTTTGCGCAGGTATAATGCATTTGCGTAATGCGGTATAATCTGTATATATATAAGAGATGTAGATAATAGCACGGGCAGCAACAGGCGGCTAATATAGCGTTACTAACACCAAGCCCCAATCAGCCAATAGGGAAACAATAAGCAAGGATAAACAATAAGCCCCCAATCCCATGCCATATCCCCTATGCCAATTAGCCCACCTATTAGCCCCTTATAGATAGCATAGCATTAAACACATACATACATAGCGTTATATTGATTGTTTTAATTAATCTTTCATATTTCAATGCCTAACTGTGTGTTTTCTTTATTGTTTGCAACCGTTAGATTAGCCGCCGTTAGGCTCGCCCATAGGCTCGCCAAACCGCCCGAAAATAAAGGAGGGGGTAGGGGGGGCAAGCCATTCGCCTAAATATATATATCTATAAATTAGTTATGTATAAGTTAAGTAATCCGAACCGAATATATTAACCCCGTCTAAAATAAGCATTACTTCGCCAGTAGTTGTTATTCCAATAATGTCATTCATTTTAATCAATTCTTATTTTAATTATCTTATTGGTCTTTCCTATCTCCCACTTTTTTCTTTTTTTATTGTATCTTCCTTTCTTTGCCATGAGTGTGTGTATGTGTTCTTTCTTCTTCTTGTTCTGGTTATCTGTTCGTGCTTTCTTAGACTTGTATCCCCAACTCTTTTCGTTCATCTTCCCGTCAATAGACCTATCGAATGTAATACAATCACCTTTTCTGCAACTGTAAAATTTTTTATCTGGAACAAAATCCATTATTCCACCACAAACAAAACACGGTATCGTTTTCTTCATAAAAAGACCACCAAAGGTCACGGCGGCGGGTCACTTCACCCGCCACCATAATCATAAGGAAGTGAAGGGCGTGAGTCAAGTGTGGAAACAACCCACGCCTGTAATTGTTATGTATCTATGTTATATATATTCTTTTCGTTACTTTCAAACTTTCTGCAAAAGAATTTCCAGCTACTGAAATAGAAGTAGTTTCGAATCCCTTCCTGTTGTGGCATACCATAATTAACGCAATATTCTGGTTTCCGAAGTTTTCCTTGGCAAAGTTTGTTATATCTTCGATTACCTTCTTTTTGACAGAATTTGACTTAACCTGTATCCAAACGCACGGATAGTATTTTTTCACCGCTACTATGTCAAACAATCCAAAAAAGTCGTTGTTGTTGAATCTGGTTATTTTAGCCCTAAAGCACTTAAATCCGAGCTTCTCCATCTCGGAAATGGCTTTATTTTCGTTTCTCAATCCTTTAAGGTAAGTATTCATCGTATCATTCTACTGAACATATTGTTCGGTATATCGAACATATGTTCGATATAAAATCTGTGGTTGGGGCAAAGACTCTGCCTCTGCCCCAATCCGAAATAAGTTGGGGCAACCACTATTGAATCTTACAATAGTGCCTGCACAAACTGTATGAGTGTTCCGCCAATTACTGCGAGAACTACTGCTGCTATTACGACAATTTCAATTATTCCAAGACCTTTATCTGCTACTGCTGCCTTGTAGTCATATTCCGCCATTTTGGTTACCTCCTGTTAAGTTAAATGCACCTAACCTAAATTAAGTGCCTTATGTTTTTTCATAAGTTTAAATCAATTCCCAGTTGCTTCTTGTAGAAACACCAGTAGCTTGACCGCCAAGCCAACCGTTGACCGTGGGAACAATTACCTGTGTCCATATTCCGTAGCCTAACATTATTGCTATGGCTTTTATCTCAATAGGCTGACCGCCTGCGAGATATGCCGACAAAGCCATAATCCCAGCGGTTAGCGATTTTTTCACTATTCCATCCAACCAGTTCCAATCCATTTTAGTTCCTCCTATTTTGTAACATGGCTCCAAAGCCAAAACACCGCCCACGATGCAATCCCAATAGCTCCAAGAACAGCATACCAAAGAGTATCTATCGAACCAGACATTTTTGTATTTTTGTTTATTATCATGTCCATTTTTTGCTCAAGCGACTCTAATTTGTTATAAACATCTCGATTCGTAATTCTTAAAAAGGTATCCCCGTTGCGTGTGGGTGTGTTCATTGTATCCCTTTTTTGAAATTAAAAAATTTAAGCAAATTATCTGAACTAACTTCCGTATCTTTTACTCCTTTTGAGAAAGCGTAATCTTTGTTGTAGCTGAACCACACATCGCCGTATAATTTGTCTTCTTTGTAATCTACTCTTTGAGAAACTGGCTTCTTATTTGGGTAATAACACCAATCTAAGCAAACCCACTTGGAGTTGTCATCAACTAAGTAGGTCACATACGCATGACCGCCAAGAGGTGTCATTCCAGCCGTTCCTCGGATTTTCCAATATGGGACTCCCGACTTCAGCATAATCGAATGCAATAGGTTACTTCCGTCTTCGCAATCACCGAGTTTTCGTTTAAGCGTCTGCCACGGCATTGCCCAGTATTCGTCAAAGCCGTAAACTGTTTTGTCTTTTGTGTAAGTTATGTTGTCGGTTACCCAAACTAACGCGTTTAGGGCTTTTTTGTCGTTAGAGCTTCCTGAAACTACTGGGATGTTGAAATCTCTGTAAAATACAAAATTCCTGACATCAATTTTATAAAGTCCGTCTGTTTCCTCTCTTTCGTAAGAAATATTCGCTTTCGGGTATTTTGTATTCCAATACACTTCATCAGGTGAAGAAGTTACAATGTGTTCATTTAAATTAGCTATTATCTCATCCTTCTCTTTTATTTCCTGATTTAGGCTGCCTATTGCCCCAGATAGCCCAAGTATCTTTTCGTCATCTCTCGAAAGAGCCTCGGCTAATTGTTTCCGTGAATTCTCACAATTCTGAAGCGCAGTCGGATTTCCTAAAATATTTTTAAAACACATATTCATCAATTCCAAAACGGCGCAACTAACAACTGGGCGGCAAAAAAGGCAAAGGTCTTTGCATTGTCTACCTTCCAACCTATTTCATAAGTTCCCGTTCCAGAAGTAGGTGCATTGACCCAACCTGTGCTGGCAGTGCGCCATGTGCCATCTGCAACTCCCGTAACCGTACTATTTGCAAGCGCGGCTCCTAATGGGCATACTTGGATTTGAAGTGTTTTTTCAGTGCTGCCGTTTTCAACAAGATACCTTATTTGGAAAATAAATTTTGTTGTGGCTCCCGTTATTTGAAAATTGCTCCAATCTATAAAAATTTTGTCGTGGTCGCCGCTTGTGGCTGCCATCGCAGCCATATTCTGAAATGACCCCGTGCCAGCAATAGCATCCCTACCTTCATTGCTCGTGCCAGATTCATTTCCGCTTCCAAAGCTAAATGCAGTTATAAAAGCAGGATTGTTGCTTGTTTGTAGTTGATTTATTCTATTTGTAATCCCATTCAACGCGTCTGTTGAACTTGTCGTTCCTGGTGTAAATGCATCTCCGCTTGCGAATGTTGTTTTTAGTGCCGTCATATAATTAACTCCTTAAATTTTGCAACTACTTTATCCGTTCCGTCTATTCTTTTGAATAGTTCTTCCAAGTCGGGTGCTGAAAAATACCCAAATAGTTTGACTTCAAAAAGACCTGCTTGATACGGTCCTACTGAATAAATGCCTAATTGCTTCTCAAAAACCATAATTATGCCCTCCGATATGTTGTAGTAATAAATACTTGAACCGCAGATGTTTTGACAATTCCTGTAAAAACAATATGCGAACTCATAACTGGCGTTCCATCTGTATTGAAATCCCCTATTTCAGTTATAGTGCCGCTTGCCTCTGTTGTGGCGATATATGCCTGAACCGTTACTTTTTGGTTGGTTGTGTCAAAAGTGGGATAACCTGTCACAAAATTCTTGTAATCCGAACCTCCGCTCCAATTCGCTATCTTCGTTGTCAATGCAGTATCGGAAGTAGTTGGCGTTGTTGTTCCAGTGCCTATGCCAAATCTCGAAGGGGCGGTGTAAGTGGGTGATGCCTTGTATCCCCTATTTAAAAGTGCATTAAATCCATTTTTTGTATAGCACGCGCCAGTCGCTATTTTCTCGCCTTCTTATCCCTTTTTACATCTTACCTTGTTTTTAAACCTTACCATGTAATTATTGTATCGCTCCAAGTGGTCGTTCTATCGCCAATACCATTTAATCCAATATTGTTGCTTTTGCTAACTGTTAGATAATCAAAACTTATTCCCGAATTAACTGTTGGGCTTGCCCCCCAATATTCTATTTCAACATCATCAAAATAATGGCTCCTTCTTCCCCCGAAATAGCCCCAAGCAACAAGTTCTATCGTTTCTGCGCTTAAGGTTCCATTAATTAATGTTACACCGAGATTGCTTGCTAAAAGTGTTGTCCCGTCTGAATCATACACATAATAATCTCCGAGATTGTTTTGCTTATCCCAGATTAGTTTGAGATAATACCAATGGTTGGCTAACAAGGCATATCTTACTAAATCCGCACCAATGCCAAGATACCAACCAGGGGCATCTATGTGATGCATCGAGATGATTTCAACATTATTTGCATCCATTATGTATATCCCGCCAGACTTTCCAGAAGATGAAGCAGCGTCAGTCCTATACCACCCAGTTATTCGGTAAAGATTGGCATTTGGGATATTTCTTATATTGTGTTCAAGTCTGCCATAATGCCCAATTCCTGTGCTTTGGTATATTTTGGCTGAATACGCCCCATTTTTATAAACCGTAGAACTAATTGATGCAGTGGAATTATTCGGAATAAGACCAAACTTTACAAAAGTCCAGTTGTTGAGCGTTCCGTCTTCGAAACCATCGCTAAAATAATTATAATATTCCATTTTATCAACTCGCAGCCGTTACCGTAAATAAAATTGCTATGTAAGTAATAGCAGTCCAGTTTGTTGTTCCAAGAGTTTCATCAGGCGTATTTAAATCAAAAACCAAGTAATTCATTCCGTTTTGCAAAGTAAAAGCTCCCACAAGCGAATTTCTTTGCGCATAAGTTTGCGCTATGTATCCCTTGTAGTTAGACGAACTGCTCCCGATTCTTAACTTGATTTGAGAAATCTTTGTAGAATCTTGAATCCACATCCAGATTCCTGCGGTTCCTTGGCTTGGCGTTCCAGAAGCCACTCCCACAACATTTTGCAGATTTGAAGAACTTATGGTCTTTGACATAGTTCCAGTTCCAGAAGAATTTGTCCAAGTTGCATTTACTCCTTGTGTTCCTACCCAAAAGTGACCAGATGTATCGTCATTTGCGAAAGCAATAGTCAATCCAGTTCCTGTCCAATCATTTTTGTTTTCAAAATCCTCTACTTTTGATGTTTCATCGGAATTATACATTATGGAGTTTATCGTATCGTCTAACAAAAAAGAATCGTTTGCAAGTTTAACAACTATCTCAGTCGATTCTGGAACCAAATCAGTTGTTATAGTAGTGTTTCTTATTTCGGTAATTGCATCAGTTGGTCCGACTACTATTTCCTCAAGTCTTTTTGTCCTTTCAAGGACATTTGCCTGATATTCCTCTATCGTATACTGTTTGTCCCCAACTTCTATTTCTGTTATGTTTTCTGGATAATAATCTATTACTTTATAAATCGTGAAATACTGGTCAATAGGTATTGAACTTATATTATCGACTACATGAATAGACTGACCGACTACTGGCGATAGTGTATTTGTCCACAGGCATTTTAATTTGGCTGATTTAAAAGGAACCGAATATTTAGATAATACATTTTCTGCCCTTTTCCAGGCATCGTTAAGTGTAATTGTGTCGGTAAGAGTAATTGTTTTGGCGTAAGTTCCATAAGCGGCTATGCTTATATCGCCAACAAGGTGAACTGGGACGGGCGCGTAGTATGACATCTCAACAAGAATGTTATCTGTGCCATTTGCGGGGGTAAATCCTGTGAAAATTATTTGTTTGTTTTTTTTGTCTACTTCGTAACTGTGGGTTGAAGTTGCCCCGACTATGTCGCCAATAATTATTTCACTTGCGAGTTTTGCGGTCGTAGAATAGTTCTTTGCAGCAGAATAATAGACGGCAATGTCTTCAGGTGTATTGGATATGTCGTATGTTGTCTTGGCTCCAGTTCCGCTTAATCTTTGGGTTGCTTGGACTAACTGTTGCGCCCCTTCTAATCTTAGGTCGTTTATCATTTCAGACCTATCAAATTCCCAGTTTGGTATCTCAACAATGTTCACTCCGACAGTCAAGGTATTTGCATTAACCGTATAATTCTTAGGCTCGAAGTAAACATACCCCGTATCTGCTCGATAATAAAATACCCAGTTCAATGTTTCGGCACACTTTCTGCACCTTTCAAACGGGTCTGCATTTCTGCAAACAAAATTAGACCAGATAATTTCCGTTCCAGAATCCTGAACAGTAGCTCCAGAATTGGTTGATAATCCTTCGTAATTTACAATATCGTCAAACACAAGGCTTATTTTTCCATCGGGGTATAATGCGTTAGTTAATGCTCTTATTCCATCATATTGGATTGATTTGTCATAAATGTGCGTTAACTGCTTGTTTATCAATGTAGCAAGCTGGTCTTTGGCTGTTATCTTAACAACCCCAGTTTCTGGCTGTATTAAGTCCATGAACCCATCAAAGACTTTTGTAGTCGGTGGTGAACTTGAATCTTCCCAAACTGCTACTGCCAAGGTGTTGTCTAATTCAATAACTTCGTTTACATTCTTTGCAAATTCAAACTCGTATTTGGCTATTGCATCCCCGTAGGTAGTTGTTTTAATAGCCCTGCGTAGATACGATGTGCAATCTATTGCATCGCTGCCGAATTTAACTATGATATTCTTGCTCATATCCCTGTCCCGTATTCCATCATGGTTATATTATATGTAAAAGAATTTGGGTTTCCTTTTTCAAACTTGGCAGTAGATTCGGTTATCACTACCTTTATTGCAGTTTCCTGAGTGAAAATAGACTGGTAAGTATATTGATTGGTTCCTTGAGAACCGTTGATTAAGGTATTTTTTCCAGTAGATGCCAACCCGACAATATCCAAGGCATATTTGGCAAGATTTGCTGCTGTTCCACCGACATTATCTATTGTTACAACGCCCTCAATGGTTATTTCCCTTGATGCGCCCATTAAATCCATGACTATCTTTCCATCCGAATCAAGAGTCGGCATTGGCAGGTCTATTACCCCTGCCGATTTCCTAAAATCTTCCGACTGGACATTATACAAAGTCATGGTTTTATTTCCGCTATAATTGAAATTGTTTCCAGAAGTTTCTGTAATTATGCAAGCCGTTACGGTCATCTTTTCACCTTAATTCCTTCATTATAAATCTTTTGCAAATAAAACTCAATTTGGTCTAATCTCATCTTTGAATGCTTTAAGTCAATCTGAATATCTTTTATTCTTTCCTCTATCTTCGGTGGGCTTAAAAAGAATGCTTTAAGCCAGTTAAGTTTAGGCATATGTTCCCGCCGTGTAACTTGTTCTCATCCTAAGTTCCCTTGCCTGTTCCCTTGAAAACTTAGTTAAAATATCCTTTAGTTTACTGGCATCCACACCAGCGTCTATGTTAAATGTATTATTTACCGTAACTCCCCCGCCAAGTTTGGAAAAGTCCTTGGCTCCGATTATTGTATCGCTTGAACTAAATGGTATCATTCCCACGCCTGGGCGGGAAATAAAATCAGTTCCAGCAGGAGTCGTAGCGGCTTTGTTTTTCATTTGGGGAACCATGTTTAATAAAAAATTATAAAGCCAAGCATTCATTGCATCCCCTGCTGCTTTTAGCGGGTCGGTTATCCATGATTGTAACACGCTTTGTCCAGGGGCTGCGCCAAGACTTGTTCTGGCTTTGTCAAGTTGCTGTTTTAGTCCAGGAATTATGTTTTCAAGACCGCCCATAATTGCAAAGACAATTCCAACTACCAAACCAAAGGCAATTCCTTCTGGAAGTGTTATTCCTAATCCTGCCAAAGCCGATGCCGTTAAAATCAAACCAGTTCCAACAAGTGCTGCGGATACCGCTTGCGCTAAGGGGTCACCAGTAGTGACAATAAGAAGAGCGATGCCAATTCCCAAAAGGGCAGTTCCCGCGAATAATCCCCCCAATGGAACTCCATAAAGCATTGTCGTGGTAAAAAGGGCTGTTAATTTGGCAATTGCATTTTTTGCTAAATTTAATGTAATGTCTATTGCTGGTTTAAAAATAACTTCGCCCATAACATTAAAGAATTTGCCAAGTATTCCACCTAACGCGCCAGCAACTAAATCAACAGTTAATGAAATGGCTTTTCCAACCAAAAGTATCCCAAGTATCCCACCAACAAGCGGGGTCATTTCTATAAGAATCTTAAAAATATCGCCAGTTCCTATTGCGTCAATTAGTTTTTGTATCTGCCCGCCGATTACTTTTCCCAACCCCAAAAAGGCGGTTATTATCTCCTTCATGTGAGGAGCCAATGCTTTCAATATTGGTGCAAAAAGAATTAGGAAAAAAGCTACCAACACTTTGATTAATATTTTGAGAAAAGGTCCAACTGCTTCAAAAAAGGCACCGATAATGTTTGTAACTAAATAAATTGCACCCAATAACCCGACAATTATTCCAAGCACTTTTAGCATTCCTCCGCCACCCATTGCGCCTCCTTCCGCACCTGCTTCGCCTCCTTCGACTCCAGCGGCACCGCCACTGTATCCACCGCCTGCCCCGCCTCTTAATCCAAGGACTTTAAGCCCAGATAGGAGTTTGGTTTGTAATGAAGTTCTCTGCTGCGTAGCTCGGAGAAAATTTACTACAGTATCTGTTGCTTTATCAAATTCGCTTCTTGTTTTCCCAAAAGATTTAGATATGTGTTTGGATTGCTCCCTTATTTGTTTGTCATAAGTATCATGGATTCCACCTTTGGCAGTTAAACTTCTGTCGTATGATTTGGAAGTCTTATTTATTTGATTGACTACTTTTAGGGCAGATTCTTTGATAGATGATTCGGTTGGAAGAAACTGATAACGAATAATTACATCTCCGTCTGGGATTTAAATCACCTCATCGTTTTTTCATTCGTCTTTCTATTTCTTCGCTATGTGCCTTGCCCATTATTGAAAATGCCTGAATCGTGGTCAAATCAAGATTGTCTACTTGTTCAGGCGTATATCCGAATGCTTCTGCAAACGAATAATATGTAACCATTTGCTTTGCCTCGTTATCAGTTGGTGTTATGTTCTTTATTGCGTTCATCAACTCTCTTTTTTTTTAAAACTAATCTCATTGAATTGGGTTATTTCAGTTAGTATCCAATTAGCTACTATCGGCGGCAAGTCTTTTATTGCGCCCATATCGTTTATTGCCCAAGGTGCTTCGATTACGCTTCTTAATATGGTTTGCGTATTGATGTCTGTTGGGTTTACATCAATGTCCACTTTCATTTCACCACCGACAGAATAAGTTTTTAATTTGGTGGACTCTTTTGTAATTTCGTTGTTGTCGCCGAATTTGAGTCGTTTTATTTTAACTCTGCCGTGCAGCCATTTGCATTCGTATTCGTTTACGGCAGTTTCGTATATTTCTTTCGGCATCTCCAAGTCTTTAGTTAATACCATCTTTATCAACTCCGTTGAATTAAGCAAACCCCTCTGGGATTCATTTTTATACCGCATTCTGCGTATTGTTACTAACTATTACCGAAGTAATGCTTCTTGACCTGCCTTCTACATCTATTTTTACAAGGTCTTCAGGCGAAGAAGGTATACTTGCCCTGCTTAAAAATGTTGCTCCGAATAACGCCACAAGGCTTCTTTGAGCCGAACCTGACCCGCCGTTTGTTATTGTAAGTTCGCAACTTGCCACTTCTGCTGGATTGGCAGTTGGTGCTGTTGAGCTTCCAAGAACTGAATCAAGGAAGTCAGTATCCTTTTCATAAGTGCTTGTGACTCTAAGGTTCCATTCCCTGTTTTTTGGAACATTTTGCTGAGGAAACCTGCTTCCTATTGCATAAACTGGGTCGTTGTTCCTGTTCCAAGTCAATTCAACCGATTGGATGTCTGAGATAGTCGTAGCATTAGGCAATTCAAGACTTGCCTGAGCGAAGGTCATTGGTGCTTCAACTGGGTCAACTTTGGATGCGAGTGAAGTGTCTTTAGCTGTTCCAGAATACCATCCCTCTAATCTTACTCTAATTGGTTCCCCTACTGCTGCGGTTAAGGTGGCTGAATTGCAGATGCAACCAGTCAATGTATGCTCAGAATCTGTATCGTTGTCAAAACCGTAAATCATTGTCATGCTTGTCATTGCGTTAGCTATTCCGCCGTTAGCTACCGTCCATGTGTGGGTGAAAGGTGCCGCTCCTCCGTCTGCTGGTGCGCTTCCTAAAATAGCCTTCAACCACCATGGGTCTGAATAAATAAACTCAACTCCCCAAGTTCCTTTGAATGTCTTGGCAAAGCCGTATTGCATATCCTGCGAGCCTATCGCATAAAGATACTCTGGGTCGTTGTCTATGTCATAAGTCGGGACTTTAACGCCCTGAGAAAAAGATTTATTTACTGTCCCTGCGCTATTGAATTGGGTTTCCCAACCATAAGCAATCTGCGCCCTTGTTCCCGAAATCGGGTAATTTGCCATAATTATCAACTCCGTTGAACTACTTGCAAGCCTCCTGCAAGCGTTTTATAATCTCTTCCTTGTGCTTATAAAAATCAACCACGCTGGTTGTTTCAACAAGCGTCTTAATAAACAAATCTTCCGTTGGTTCTTCTACCGAGCCGTTTGAGAATACTTGTTTTTTCATAATCTTTCTTATCAAGTTATGTAGTATTTAAACCTATCCTCAACTCTCAAAATTGAACCTTAGGAACAAATCCATGCTCTTTTCGAATATCTTTCCAGCAAGTTTCGTGTCGCTTTGGATATTATGTAACATAGGCGGTCCGATACTGGTCGGATAAACAAGCTGGAAATGGTAGAAACTAACTTGTGAGCTTTTAATTACCGACCTAATTGTAGTAAGGTATCCATCTATGTTCTTGAGGTTTTTGTCATAGACTTTGATTGTTATAACCGCATCATTGAGCCAGTTTGAGTTTCCGATGCCCATTACCTTTGACCTGAATCCAAGGAAATCAAAACCTATTCTTGGGGCATCATTTACCAAGAACTTGATTTCAGGATAGTCATCCCATATCTTTTCAAGCGTTCCTGCGCTGTAATCGTAAACAATGACTACTGAATCACTAAGTGTAGCCCCCGTATTTAATGTAACCGTGGTGCTTGTTGCGCTGTAAGAAGGCGTGTAATCAACATATGCGCTTTTGCTAACACTTTGGACTGTTACGCTTCTGATATTCCTTGCCACATTCTTTGTAAGAGTAAAGATAGTTTGACCTGCGGTGGCTGTAAAAGTATCAGTTTGGGTGGTAACGCCTCGTTGGGTTGTCGTAAAAATATCAGAGTTCCTGAGAAAAACCACAAGTTCGTTTTTGACTTTTTGTAAATTAACAGTAGCCAAGATTTCACCTAAACGCCGATTTGAATATTTCCTTTATCGGTTCTTCTGAATAAAATGCTGCCGTTCTTGCAAAAGGCATAGTTTGTCCAGCCTCTACCTTTTTTCGTTCCCTTAGTGCATCCCATTCTTCCAAAGGGCTTCCAAGTTCTGGATTTAACTTATTTCCAACAAAGGTTTCTGATTTTTTAACAAACACATATTGATTGTGGTATTCTATCGGGTCTGTTCCGTATTCTATAAAGGAAGGATATTTTTCGCCAGTGTGTGTTCCAACATCAATTATTCCGCCAGCTTTGCAAGTATATTCTGAAATTTTATCTACCCCTGTTGAAGTTCGCATCAAGCCTTTATCGATAGGTTCCCTATTTAGCATTTCCAATTTTACCTGTTCGCCAACCATATCTATCGTTATCTTCATCTTGGCTTCTAATTTTGACGTATCTATTGAAACAACACCCATCAACCCACCTTCTTAAGTGTGTAATAGCGATACAACGCATTTGCACCGACATATCGTATAACTTCCTTGCAGTCTGGCGTGTATTCGAATATCTCGGAGTCTGAAGTAATCCTGTCGCCGTAGTTCATAGAATCTGTTGTTGCCATAATTACATATGCATCTCCAATGTCAACTATGCCCCATTTCTTAAGTTCTATATCCGAACTGTGTTTAAAGAAAATCCAACTCTTTGTGCTTGAAGCGTAACTTATAGTTTCTGCACTGCCATACATTGGGTCTATCGTTCTCGTAGCCGCTTGGTAAGTGACCGATACTTTAAGGTCGTTTAACACTTCAGTAAAATTGGCAGAACTCGCGCCTAAGCTCATAGAATCACTTTTAGAAATAACCTGAACTGGTTGCTAAAAATTGCGTCTTGTATTTCTCGCCTATTAGCGAAGCCAAGTCATTGGCTTTATTGGTAAGCAAACTAATTGCTTCTTGTCCTCTTTTGTAGAAATCTCCCTTGTCAAATTCCATTTCGGGAAGCTTATAAGAATTTAACCTATCGTAATTTCCGCCCATGAAAGTCAACCAAGACCGTATGGCTGCTATTGTTGCGCTTAATTCCTGAACATAAACAGGAACCGTAGAATATCCATAGGTGTAAGTAATCTTCGCCCTGCTTGGTGCATACTGGACTGTTTGAGATGTAAGTTCTATTACGCCAGTATCTGCGTCTATGTAGTAATCGGTAGTTTGCCAGTTTTTGTTAGAAATATTTGTCGTGGTAATTGTAGCAAGTGTTGAAGTCGTAGTTCCCGAAGAATCAAGAAGCAGGAATTGTGTGACTGATTCGACAGGATACTTTGACAGCATAATCCTATTTGGCATCAGGTCGTCTGCTCGTTTAGGGAGATAAACAGATAGGTAATCAACCTGCGCGTTTGCATCTCCGAATCCCCTATTAAATAAAGAATCAATCTCCGCGTCAGCCAAACCCAATAAAGTAGTTATGCTGGCATCTGGGACTTCAACTGTTGTTAAACCCGTTAGAACTCGAACCTGCGCGATTGAACCGTATGTTGTCATGTCATCATTCTCTTTCAGTTTACCTTATTTATAAGTCTTTTGTTTTGTTATTTTCTTTCCAACGACCAACCATTGGCTTTCCTTCAATTAATATCCTTGTAACATTAATCTTAGTTTTGTCCTCTAAGAAACTGCTTAAATGGTTGTCCTTGTTTCGTTTAACATTGGGCATAAGCGGGGTTAACGGTGCGTTTACATCCTCCCCAACTTGCCCCTTTGATTTAACTAATGAATCTTCCCAAGTTGTTTGCTTAAACAACCTATTTGAGAAGAATTTTGAGTCTGGTTCTTTCGGATTGTAATGCTGTGGATAAGCCGATAGTGTGAATGATTCCGACTTATGCGGCATTGGTTCGCTTTTCCAGAATCCCATATACTCACTTACAAAAATAAAATGGGGAAGATAACTTCCCCGTAAATTAAATTATTTATTCTTCTTCGATATATGTTTCGGTTGCTGTTCCTGTTGTGCATTTGTAATTTCCACTAAAGAAATCTGTCGTTGTCAAATCCAGCGGTGTAGTGCAACCAAACCTATTATTTGATACAAGCGTGTGAAGACATATCCCTGTTTTAATTCCTGCTGTCATCTGGTTGTCCCCGTCAAGAAATACATTGTTATCAATTGTTAATCCTCTTGTAGTCAAATCGGCTGATGCATAAATTCCGTAACCTTTGTTGTCATTAAAGGTATTTCCTCTAATCAAAGGTCGTTGGTTTGTCTTGTCACTGCCAGGATATGTGAAGATACCAAATCCACCGCAAAGTTCTATTGTATTGTTTTCAATAATAACATCTCCTGAACAACCTTCTATTACAATGCCTGCCCCTGTTGTTCCTTCAGAACCGCCTGTAATGATGTTGTCGTGAATCCAAGTGCCTGCCGCATTTGCTCCTGTTTCTGGATTGCCATCTTCGTCTAAAACAGTAGATATTATTGCGCCATCTCCGATGTATATACCTACCATACCCCCGCCTACATCAATGCAGAAACCCGTAATCTCAACATCTCTGGACATAACCACAAATCCAACATTAGACGCACTAACCGCTCCTGCTGAAATAGAATATGTCGTTCTTGTTCCAGGATATGCTTCAAGATAGTTTCCTGCGCCATCGCTTGGTCGCATTTGATGTGACCATACGCTTTTGAACGGAACTGCAATTATGTGAACATTTGATTTGTCATAAATCAAAACATTTTCCTTTATTTTCTGATAGTCTGGGTGTTCTGATGTTCCTGTCCAATGTGCGGTATTCTTTGCGTTTGCTCCCGCGCCGACAAATATGTAATCCCCTCTTTTGTCTACACATTTGTTCACTGCCGCTTGAATCGTAGCCAAAGGTTCACTCCAGCTTGTTCCGCTATTTTGGTTGTTTCCCAAACCATATTCTGTTCCTCGTGGGTCAACATAAAAGCATTTGCCTATTGTGTTTGTTCCGCCCAGTCCAGCACTAAAAGTCACAAACTGGTCCCATGTATATGGTCCTGCCGTGAAAGGTGCTGCTGCTACTCCTTTGCTTCCTCTCAATCCTAAACTCATAATAATTCCTCCTCCGTAGTTTAAAGGCACTACTCAGCCTTTGAGAAAAAAAGGGAGAATTTCTCCCCTTTAAACTCCCATTACTATAACCATGTATGTGTGGTCTGTTGTTCCGCCTGCCGCATCTATTGTAATGGTCGTAGAACTCCAAGTTCCAGTTACCGAATCACCTTGTGTTAAATCAAAAACACCAAGCACACCGTAGAGTGTCTTTATGACATCTCCGCCTGTGACTGCTGCATCTGAAACATCAATAGTGTTGTTGCTGTCTGCTGTCGCTGGAGTAGTAATGACCAGAATCTTATAGTTTGGGTTAGGCAAACATTGTGCCGTTGTGCATCCCGTTATTGCTACCATGTATCATTCCCCCTTATGCCCCAATGTCATAAACTACATGACAAAACTGAGGGGCTTTCAAAACGAGTGTTTCAAAGACGCTCAATACGAACTTCTTGGACAGATTTGTCTGGGCAAGCTCTTCGTAAGTGATGTCCCTAAGAACTCTCATTTCTATTACATTCGTGTCTAATACGAACAAACTCCTGCCTGTTGCTGGAAGCATTGCTCCTGTTCCCGCAGTAGTGCTGAGGAACCTTGAAGCTATGATTGGTATTCCCTCGAAGCTAAGAGTCGTTATTCCCCAAGCTATGGTCTGTGTAGACACATACCTAAGCTGGTCCTGTATCAGTGCCTTGATTGCATCGTAAGTCGCGTAGTCTGTTACTATCAGATTAGGCTCCCCACCTGCTGTTCTGCAAGTCCTGATTGCAGTCCTGATGTTAGATACGCCAAGAGCTGCTCCGCCCATATCTGTTCTGTAACTTGAGCTTCCGCCAAGGTCATTTGAGTTGGCGTTAGTTATAAGCTGATACAGCCCATTGTATGAGTAAGCCGCAGTGATAGTTGAACTATTCACTGGCTCGGTCCAATTGCTTGATGCGTCACCAAGCAGTATCATCGCTTCCTCAAGCCTTCTAAGTGCAAGAGTCTTTGCCCTTACATCGAGGCTGAGTGCGTCAACATATCCGCCGCTTGACAGATATGGTCTGCTGGCTTCCATCATAAACTCTGTTACTCTGCCAACTGAAGCAAGAATCTTCATTGCTACCGTCTTCCTTGCGTAAGTGTCGTTCTGCTCGGTCAAAGCCGAATCTTCAGAAACAGCCTGCGCTGAAGTAATAGTAGACAACTGATTGTAGCTTGCATAATTTCCGTAGTTTGTTACTCTGGGTATAAGCTCCACAAGTGGAGTTGCCCTTCTTGTAAGGTCGACTATCTCTGGGTCAACATACACAGGGATTAACACAGGAAGTGTTCCTGCGCTGTATGTGTTGAGAGTAGAGAATAATGCCTTGTAAAATTCATTTGGGTATTTGGAAATTCCCTTAACCAAGCCAGTTTCTGTTCCGCCGTTCTGATTGGGTGCCCAATCCCATCTTTTGATTATTGTTCCTTCAGGTGCGTTTCCGAAAAGAGCCTTGCAAGTCCCAAATTCAGGACTAATAAGACCTTCAGGTGCGCCTGCTTGTGCAATTTCCTCCATAAAAATCCCCCTTTTTATTTCCTAAGCATTCTCTTAAGGTCTTGGAACTTCAAGCTAATTGTTCCTTCTTTGGTTGGAATACTCGCTTCCGCTCCAGCTTCCTCGCTGAAATGCTTTTTCATGCTTTCAAAAGTCTGAACTGATTTAGCATGAACTGGTGTCGCTGCTCCGCCGCTTCCGCCTATGTTGTATTTAGGATTTGCGTTCTCTCCGCCAGGCGGCGTAGTGACTCCCTCTGCCTTGGTTGTTTCCTTTTTGTATCTTTCCATGTGGGAAACAAACCTTTTGTATTCGGTTTCGGCATCAGTTTCGTCTTCTGCCTCACCTTCAGCTTCGCCTTCTGCTTCGGCATCTTTGCATCGTGCTTCCGCCTCGGCTTCGCCTTCTTTCTTCTTTTTAGCCATTATATCACCTTCAAGTTTTGCATCTTTCCTTCCAAGAACACTCTGTGTCTGCCTATCAATGGTTTCCACAGGTGGATTCACTGGATTATTGTAAGGAATTGAAGTTGTCTGCTTTGTTGGAAGCCCAACATCAAATGCAAGATTACAATTTCCGCAGTGGTAATGTGAAATTCGGTCATCAATCATCCTTAACTCGGCTGGCAAGCCGCATCTCGGACAATTTGATTCAGGAGTAGTTTCACCAAGTTTTCCGTAACTTGCCATTCCTAACTGACCTGCGCTTTTTTCCACTTCGGCTATGATTTCGTCAACAAATTCATTCGCTGGCAAATCAACCTCCTCCTTTAATGTTTTTCCTGTTTCGTATCCTGCCCTATTTACTGCGCCCCAAGCTATCTTCGCTGCCCGTTCTTTGGAGTATCCCTCTTTTCTCGCTTTTGCATAGACCCGTCTTAGTATTTCTTTGGCTTTTTTAGGTAAGTTGCCTGGTTCCATTTGTTTCATAAACTTAGAAATCTGTTCAGGCAAGGATAAGAAAGCATCAGGATTTGCACCGATTCCAACCACGCTTGTTTCGTAAAGCGTTACATCATCAAGGACTCTTGATTGTTTTCCGTCTTTGTTTTTTACCGAGTGGTCTTGGGTTACCTTCCCCCCTATGCTCAACATAAGGGGCAAATTGGCATCGAGTTTTCCGATTAACTGGTTCACTTTCG